GCAACTGCACTTGAAACTGCAAGAACGATAGCTGGTCAATCATTTAATGGAACTGCAAATATTGCTATTGCAAGTACAGACTTATCAAACACAAGTGCGATTACTCTTTTAACAGCATCACAAACATTAACAAACAAAACTCTGACGAGTCCAGTTATAAATACAGGAATAAGTGGTACTGCATTTTTAGACGAAGACGATTTATCAAGTGACTCTGCAACAAAGGTTGCATCACAACAATCAATTAAAGCATATGTTGATGCAGCTGAATTACGAACTAGAGCATTTGCAATTGCTATTGGTGCTGGACTTTAGTTATTGACTAAATAGTATATAAAGGAAGAAAAAATGGCTATTCCAAGTTCAAAAGCAACATTAAAATCATACTGCCTAAGAGCATTAGGTTTTGGTGTTATTGACATAAACGTATCTGATGACCAAGTAGATGACAGGTTAGATGAAGCTTTACAATATTTCGCACAATATCATTATGATGGTATTGAGAAAATGTATCTCAAACATCAGATTACTGCGGCAGATAAAACTAGAGCTCTTTCTAATACAACTACAACTGCAACAGATCCAGTAGATAGTACTATTACTGCATCTTTCTCAGAAGGAAATAATTTCATTCCAATGCCAGAGGCGGTAGTTTCTGTATTAAATGTTTTCCCATTTGACGATGTTGCAACAAACAATATGTTTGATATTAGGTATCAACTTAGATTGAATGACCTATACGATTTTAGTTCTACTTCTGTTATACATTATCAACAAACAATGCAACACTTAGATTTTCTTTCACATATTCTTGTTGGTGAAAAGCCTGTTCGTTTTAATCAACACCAAAATAGATTATACATTGACATGGATTGGACAAATGATATTGAAGCAGATGAATTTATAATCATTGAATGTTATCGTAAGATTGACCCAACATCATATAGTGATGTATTTGATGATATCTATTTGAAAAGATATGCAACAGAATTAATAAAAAGACAGTGGGGTGCAAACCTTTCTAAATTTAATGGTGTCGCAATGTTAGGTGGCGTCACAATGAATGGTGGAGAAATCTATCAACAAGCACAAGAACAACTAGAAAGACTAGAAGAACAAATTCAGTTATCATTTGAAACACCAATTGACTATATGGTAGGATAATCAAATGTCAACTAATAGTGCATTTCATACAAGTAATCTACATTCTCTTGCAACAGAGAGAAGTTTGTATCAAAACTTAATCAAAGAAGCCATACAGATATATGGACATGATGTGTATTATGTTAATCGTGATACAGTTGCTTTAGATAATGTACTTGGAGAAGATAGTCTTTCTTCGTATACAAAACAAACACCAATCGAAATGTATGTAGAAGATGCAGAGGGATTTGGTGGCGACAAAGAAATCATAACGCAATTTGGTTTAGAGAATCGTAATGAGATTACATTTGTAGTTTCTAAAGAACGATTCCAAGAAATGGATAGTCAATTTGTTATTGAAAGTGGAACAGATACAACTGGTGGGGGTATACTTTTAGAATCTGGAAGTATAGATCAATCAGGCAGTTCATCTACACTTTCAAGTGTGCAAGGAGATGACAACTTTTATGTATTACAGGATATAGCTTCTACAGATGCAGATAGACCACAGGAAGGTGATTTAGTTTATCACCCTGTTATTGCAAAAATGTTTGAGATAAACTTTGTAGATCACGATGAACCTTTCTATCAACTAGACAACAATCCTGTATACAAACTAAGATGCAAACAATTTGAATATAGTTCAGAAGATATTGCTACTGGTATTGATACTATTGACACAATTGAAGATGATCTATCAAGATCCTCAAGTGCGTTCCAGTTTACACTTGAAAATGAAGTTGGTTCTATTCAATTAGAAAATGCAGCTGATACTGGTGACGCAGAGTTCTTAATCTCGGAAGACTATATAGTAGGAGATTATGTTACAGATAAAACAGCACAAAATGAGTTATTTGATGTACTTGATGATACTGTTATTGATTTTACAGAATCAAATCCATTTGGTGACGTAGGAAGTAGTACATAATGAAAAAGGAGAATATAATATGTTAGGTCAAACTTTTTACCATGAAACTGTACGCAATGTAATTGTTGCGTTCGGAACAATGTTTAATAATATTCAGATTGTTCGTAAGGACAATACTGGAGCAATAACACAGTCAATGAAAGTTCCACTTGCATACGGCCCAAAACAAAAATGGTTAGCTCGATTAGATCAAGACCCATCACTTGCAACAGCTGCAGCAATCACTTTACCAAGAATAGGTTTTGAAATTGGTTCATTAAGTTACGACCCAACCAGAAAAATGAATCGAGTTCAGAAGTTTAAAAAAGTAAAATCTTCAAGCAGTGCTTCAGGAAAACTTGATACACAGTATATGCCTGTTCCATATAATATGGATATTACTTTATATGCCATGGCAAAAAACTCTGATGATGCATTACAAATTGTAGAACAAATTCTTCCATTTTTTCAACCAGATTATACAATCACATTGAATGATAACTCGGATATGGGAATTAAGAAAGATGTTCCTATTATCTTGACAGATGTTAGTTACGAGGACAATTATCAAGGTGACTTTGAAAGTCGCCGTGCAATCATTTACACCTTATCATTTACAACTAAGTTTTATCTATATGGCCCTGTCACTTCTTCAAGTGTTATCAAGACTGTACAGGTCGATCAGTTTGCAAATCTACCAGAAGTTTCTCCCAAAAGAGAACAGAGATATACAGTTACTCCTAATCCATCATCAGCTGATGCAGATGACGATTTCGGTTTCAGTGAAACATCATCATTCTTTGAAGATGCGAAAACTTATGATCCTGTTTCTGGAACAGACGTAAAGTAAATATTGAAAATTAAGGATTGTTATGAAAGACGCTGATAAAATTATTGGTGGGGCTTTAGGAATACTAGAGTCTGACCCTATCGAAAAATCAATTAAGGAACAGAGTAATGTTCCTCGCGTTGTACCAGCTACCAATGAAGATGATATTGACAACGATTACAAATATCAAAGAGAAAATCTTTATAATCTTATTGAGCGTGGTCAAGATGCTATAGATGGTATTCTTGAACTTGCAAAAGAATCAGAACACCCAAGAACTTATGAAGTTGCATTGAATGGCATTAAACAAGTTGCAGAAGTAACAGAAAAACTTGCAGACCTTCAAGAAAAAATGAGAAAACTAAAAGAAGTTCCCAACAACGCACCCAAAAGTGTAACTAATGCATTGTTTGTTGGTTCTACTGCTGAACTACAAAAAATGTTAAAGGGTACAGATAAGTGATTGAAACAAAAGATAACAAAAATGCTTATCTTGGAAATCCTCTACTCAAAAGAGCCAATGTATCTCAAAATTGGACTAAGAAACAATTACTTGAATATTCAAAGTGTATGGAAGATCCCCTATTCTTTATTCAAAATTATGTAAAAATTGTTTCTCTTGATGAAGGTTTAGTTCCTTTCAAAATGTACGACTTCCAAAAAGAAATGGTTGGAACATTTCATAACAATCGCTTTACAATTTGTAAACTACCAAGACAATCTGGTAAGTCTACTATTATGATCTCATATTTATTACACTATGCATTATTTAACGATAGTGTTAATATTGCAATCCTCGCAAACAAAGCTTCAACTGCAAGAGATTTGTTAGGCAGACTACAACTTGCGTATGAAAATTTACCCAACTGGTTACAACAAGGAGTTATGTCTTGGAACAAGGGTTCTTTAGAATTAGAAAATGGTTCTAAAATACTTGCATCTTCTACTTCTGCAAGTGCGGTTCGTGGTGGTTCTTATAACATTATCTTCCTTGATGAGTTTGCGTATGTACCATCCAATGTTGCTGAACAATTTTTTAGTTCTGTATATCCTACCATCTCATCAGGTAAAACTACAAAAGTAATGATAGTAAGCACACCTCATGGTATGAATATGTTTTACAAACTATGGGTAGATGCAGAGGAAGGAAGAAATAGTTATATTCCTATAGAGGTTCACTGGAGTGAAGTGCCAGGCCGAGATGATAAATGGAAAAAGGAAACTATTGCAAACACAAGTGAACAACAATTTAACACAGAATTTGAGTGTGAGTTTCTTGGTTCTATTAATACACTTATATCTCCATCAAAGTTAAGAAGTTTGACATATAAAACTCCAATTCAGTCAAATGCTGGATTAGATGTCTATGTACAACCAAAGGAGGGTAATACCTACCTATTGACTGCTGATGTCGCCAGAGGAGTAGCTAACGACTTCTCAGCGTACATTGTATTTGATGTTACAGAAGTTCCGTACAAGATGGTTGCAAAGTACAGAGATAACGAAATAAAACCCCTGTTGTTTCCACAGAAAATATATCAAGTTGCAAAGGCATATAACATGGCATTTGTTTTGATTGAAGTAAATGATATTGGAGAACAGGTTGCTAACGCAATGCAGTTTGATATGGAATACGATAACCTTATTATGGCATC